CATACCTGGAAATGGCGGCTCGCTGGCCTATCGTGCGCGACGTGTGCGAAGGCACGCTGGCGCTGCGCAACGAGCGATACCTGCACCGAAACCCTGCTGAGTTGGTGGACGAGTACGAACTACGGCGCAAACGTGCCGTGCTGTTCAACGCGTTTGACCGCACGTGGAATGCGCTTGTTGGGATGGTATTTCGCAAAGACCCGAAAGCCTCGGACGTACCCGCCGCGCTTGAGCCAATTCTTGCCGACGTGGATATGCAGCAAACGGCCTGGCAGGTGTGGGCGAATGACCTGTTCGCGTCGGCGTTGCGCGATGGTCACGCGCTGATTTACGTGGATATGCCGCCAGCGCTCGCACCAGGGGCAACACTGGCAGACGAACGCGCAGCCGGTCGCCGGCCCTATTGGCTAAAATACGAAGCCGACCAGATTGCGGATTGGGACACTGCTTACGGCAAGCTGACATACCTCAAGCTCACTGAATTCGCGTCGTCACGCAACGACAAAAACGAGGAGGTCGTATCGTTGCGGTATCGCGTCCTGCGACCGGGATCGTGGGAGCTGTGGGAAAAGGCCGCAGAAAAGGACGAATACCAGCTCGTAAGCGAAGGCAGGACAGGTTTGTCCGATATACCCGTCGCCGTGGTTTACGGTCGCAAGATGGGGTTTATGCGCTCGCGTCCGCCGCTGCTGGATTTGGCTTTGCTGTCGCTGGCGCACTTCAACCGTTACAGCCGGCACACGACGTATCTCGACTTGTGCCAGCCCGTGCTTTGGTTCCGCAATCGTGAGAACAAGGCGAAGAAGCCGGAGCCGATTGGCCCTTACACGTTTTTCGACGTAGGTCAGGACGGTCACGTTGACTTTGCCGAACCACGCGGCGCGGCGCTCGAGGCCAGCCGTCAAGATTTGCTGGATTTGGAAAAGCGGATGGCGGCAATGGGGCTATCCTTGCTGGTCGCTCCAAACACCGGACCGGACTCGACAGCTACCGGCGAAATCATCAGCGACCTGAAGGAAAAGTCAGACCTCGCCAAAGCGGCGCGCAGCCTTAAGGACGCGCTCGAAATCGCCTGCTATTGGACAGGCCGATACCTGGAGCAAGAGACGCGAATCAAAATCGAACTGGGTGCGGACTTATCTGAAATGTCCTTGTCGCCGCAACAGTTCACGGCGTGGATTTCCGCTGTTGAGAAAGGCCAATTCAGCGTCGAAACGTTGTGGGATGTCGTTGCTAAATCCGGCCAATTGCCGGCGAACTTTGACGCGACGATTGAGGCGGAGCGGTTGCAGAGAGTGGCCGACGCGGCGAACGAACGCGCGGCGACGATGTTTAATCGCGGAGTCCTGTAATGCCCGATGACTTGTATGCGATTGCGCGGCGGCAGCGTGCGGCGTTGATCGCCGGAGACGACGCGGCGCTCGCTGAAATCAGCCGCATATACTCAACCGTCAACGCGTCCGTTTGGCGCGAATTGGAATCCATCCTCGCCAAAATTGACGCCGCGCAACAAGCGGGCGAAAAGGTCTTGCCCTCGTGGCTATATCAGCGCGACAGGCTGCGAATCCTGCTCAATCAAATCCAAATCAAATTGAAAGCGGCCGGGGCTGAAGCTGCGCCGCTGACAGCCGAGCAACAGCGTGAGTTCGCGCGACTGGGCGAATTGTCCGTCGTGGAGCAAGCCTCAGTTTTGCAGGGAACGGCTGTCAGCCTTGCGCGCTTGCCATCGGGAGCCATCGAGTCATTTGAAGGCTTCGCGTCAGACGGATCGCCGCTGCGCGACCTGTTCGAGTCCATCGCCAAAGACACGGCGAACACTGTCCGCGACGTGTTGGTGAGCGGTATCGCATCGGGCCGGAGCATCGCGGAGATGACGAGAGATTTGCGCGCCGTTGCCGACGTGAGCCGGCAACGCGCGGCCTTAATTGCACGCACGGAAACGCTGCGCGCGTATCGTGAAGCGGCGCATCAGACGGCGCAGCAAAACAAGCAAGTGCTGGGCGGGTGGTCGTGGCAAAGCGCGCGCGACCGGCGCACGTGCGCATCGTGCCTGGCGATGCACGGCAGTTTTCACGATCTCACAGAACGGCTAGCCTCGCACCCAAATTGCCGATGCACGGCTGTCTATGTGCCGCGTCCGTGGCTGTCGCAGCCGCGTCGCGTGGCGCGTTTGGCGGAAACTGGCGAAGACTGGTTGCGCTCGCAAACGCCAGAGGTGCGACGGCAAGTGCTGGGCATCGCGGGGGCTGAGGCATTCGACGCGCGCAAGGTGAAGCTCGCCAATTTCGTGCATCACGGCGTGCATCCGCGCTGGGGCGAAACGCGGTCGCAGCGGTCGCTGAAGGACGCGCTTTCGCTGCCGCTGTCGGCTGGAGTAGGGAAGCCGTTGAACGCAGCAAAGATGGCGCTGCCCGACGTATCACCGTTGCCCCAGCCATCAGGCACGTCCGTCAGCAACGCGCTGCGGATGCCGGGCGGAGCGATGGGCAAGAAGGTCAAACGCGCCGCCGGACTAATTGACCAGGTACACGGCGACGGTCAGCTGCCGGCTGTCCCAGTCAAGCAGTCCGTGTCCAAGAAAGAACACGGGCATTACAGATGGCGAGGCTTTCAACCTGTCGAAATCACCGTGAGCAAACACGGCGACCACCCAGAGTTGACGTTCGCGCACGAAGTCGGGCACTTCATAGACCACCAGGGGATGTCCAAGCCTGGGCGATATGCCTCAAAATTCAGCGAAGATCTGATGCGCGGCTGGCACGAAGCTGTGACAAATAGCCCGTCAATAAAGCGGCTGAAAGATGCGCTAAAAGAAACGCACATAGATTGCCGGGACATATTCGGGAACACGATAAAGGTTCGCGTGGCTTCCCAATATGTGCGATACTTGCTCCAGACCGAGGAAATCTGGGCGCGCAGTTATGCCCAATACATCGCGGTGCGGTCAGGCGACAAAGCGATGCTCGATCAGGTTGACAGCATTCGCAAATCGGGACGGACGGAATCCGGCTTAAGCCAGTGGCAGGATGACGAATTCGAGCCGATAGCACGCGCGATTGACGCAATATTTAATCAGTTGGGATGGCGACGATGACTGAACAAGAAAAGCAAGATTTAGTGAACAAGTGGAACGCGGGAACGGCAAGCGTTGACGAGGTCGCGCGGATGAACGAACAGGTATTCGGGATGCCCGCTGTTGGCGCGCGCGAAATGGCCGCTATCTCATTGGGCGAATCTGACGGCGACGCTACGGAAGGATGAGCGCCACCAAATAACCAGCCGATCAAACAAACAATGCGGATATGCTCAGGTGTATCCGCATTTTGCTTTTTACGGTTTGCTTTTTCGCGGCTATCGCATCAGCACAGACAGTGATAGTCAAGCCGCTGCCGCCCGGCCCCGCGTGGATACCGGCGACGCGATGCAACCCGTCACACACACGACCTCTCACTGATGATGACTTTGCCGCGCTCGCATCAATGGCGCAGTTCCGACAGCCGCCTTCGCCAATCGAGGACATCTACGACCGATGTTTCGTTGTGCCGGCTGGCGTTGCCATCCCGCTGACTTGGTGGGAGTACCAATTCGCAGAGCACTGCGGCGATGCGGCACTGAACATCGTGCGCGACGATGGCGCGCGGCTTACGTGCTGGGCAAACCGATGGCGAGACATTGACACGCCCGCGCCCAACACGCCGCGCAGGGAATTGCCATCCAAGCCAACGCAAGGCCGAATGATTATCCTGCCCGCTATGAACTGGCCTATTCGCTTCCCGCTGAGCTTCTAAAAAAAAAGGTTCCATTGGAACCGAAAATTTCAAGCCGATTTAGCAAGCCTGTCAGTTGCGGCTTTCGCGCGCGCAAGTCTTGCGCAACCCAATAAATACAAGCCGAAAAAGCGTCTCTCAAAATAATTCACGGCACGCGCACATACTTGCGACGCGTTAGACAGAAGTTTGACGACGCAAGGCGATGCGCAAATCGCCCTTTCCCGGTCAGAAGACCAGAAGGCCAACAATGCTGAAAACACGAATTGCGCGGCTCGAAGACGTAGCGGAACCGTTACGCGAGCTGTACGAGGCCAAAGACAACGGCTTCGTTTTGAAAGTCGAAGGCGACGCGGGCGATGTCTTTCCCGGTTTGACGACGAATTACAAATCGTTGGAGCAGGAAAAGAAGCGGCTCGCCGAGCAATTGAAAACTTACGACGGCCTTGACCCGGCCAAAGCGCGCCAGTTGATCGCCGACGCCGAAAAGCTTGAGCAGGAAAAGCTCAAAGCGCAGGGCGATTGGGAAGCCCGCGAAAAACAGTTGCAGGAAAAGTTTGCGGCTGAAAAAGCGGCGCTCGAACAACGCATCGGCACGCTGACGCAGGGACTGCACCAATCGCTGATTGAGGCGCAAGCCACGGCGGCGATTGCGCAGCACAAGGGCGTTCCTGAGCTGCTCTTGCCGCACGTGCTGCGACAGATGCGAGTGCAGGAAAAAGACGGAAAGTTCTTTCCTGAGGTCATTGATCAAAACGGGAACCCGCGCGTGGCGAATAGCCAAGGCGCGCCGGTAACCGTGGCTGACTTGGTCGCTTCGATGAAAGCTGACCCGATTTATGGACGAGCGTTTGAAGCGTCACAGATTGGCGGCAGCGGAGCGGAGCAAACGAACGGCGGTGGCGGTACCGCTAATACAAAAACACGGTCTGAAATAGACCAAATGCAACCGGCTGAGCGAATGCAATTTTTCAAAGGGGGCGGCAAGTCGGTTGACGGATGAGGTTTGAAACACAATGGCAAACACTTTAACCAATCTGCAACCTGACTTGTATAACGCGCTGGACATCGTCTCGCGCGAGTTGGTGGGATTCATTCCCGCCGTCACGCTGGACGCGGCGGATGAGCGTGCGGCGAAAGACCAGACGATTCGCGTGCCGATCACGCCCGCGTCCAGCGCGAGCGACATCACGCCCGGCGTGACTGCGCCCAACAGCGGCGACCAGACGCTGAGCAACACGACCATCACCATCAGCAAATCGCGCTCTGTGCCTTTTCGCTGGAACGGTGAAGAGCAAAAAGGTATCAACACCGGCCCCGGTTACCAGAACCTCAAAGTGCAGCAAATCGCCCAGGCGATGCGCACGCTGTGCAATGAGGTGGAAGGCGACATCGCGAACCTGTACAAGCGTGCGTCGCGTGCGTACGGCACGGCGGCGACGGCCCCGTTTGGTTCGACTCCGGCTTTGGGCGACGCCGCAAACGTGCGCCGCATTCTGGTGGACAACGGCTGTCCCGAGAACGACATCCAGCTCGTCGTTGACACGGCGGCCGGCGTTAATCTGCGCAGCCTGACGCAGCTTACAAAAGCCAACGAGGCCGGCGGCGATTCGTTCCTGCGGCAGGGCGTGATGCTTCCCATTTTTGGAATGGAAATCCGCGAATCGGCCCAGGTAAAACAGCACACGAAAGGCACCGGCACGGGCTATCAGCTCAACAATGGTGCGGGTTACGCCGTCGGTTCGACCACGATTGCGGTTGATACGGGTTCGGGCACCATTGTTGCGGGCGACATCCTGACGAACACTCAGGGCAGCGTTGACCCCAATAACAAATACGTTGTTGGAACGGCGCTGTCGGCTGGTTCGCTGGCAATCAACAGCCCCGGCAACCGCGTTGCCTGGGTGGACAATGACACGGTCGCGGTTGGCAACAGTTATCGTGCCAATTTCTGCTTCCATCGCTCCGCTGTTGTGCTGGTTGCCCGTCCGCCCGCACTGCCGGAAGAAGGCGATATGGCGGATGACCGGATGATGATCACTGACCCGCGTTCGGGGCTGACCTTTGAGGTCTCTCTGTACAAGCAATACCGCCAGGTCTACTACGAGGTAGCGTTGGCCTGGGGTGTTGCGTGCATCAAGCCTGAACACGCGGCCATTCTGCTTGGCTAATAAACAAGGTGCGTTATAGCCAGTCACGGCTATAACGCACCTTGTCTCACTTACATAGGACACTGATTACGATGACCGTGCGAATGATTCTGCCCGACGACGAAATGCCTCAATACAGCGGCAGCCGGGAAGCCGATGTGCATCCTGACGAAGTCGCCAATTACACAAACGGCGGATGGGTACCGGTCGCAGGCGCGGCGGCATCGTTTCAATCGGGCAGCGCGGTCAAGTCGGGCAAACTGCCTGACAATTTTCCCGGCGTAATTTCGCTGCGCGACGCTGGGCTGACAACGTATGAGTCGCTGGCGAGCAAATCACTCGAAAACCTGACGGCAATCAAAGGCATC